CTGAGGGGAGGGGAGCGGGGGAGAGCCCACCGCCCACCCCGAACACCTTTTCTTCGCACGAAATGGGGGGTCCTGTGTCCATTTTTGAAGCCATCCTCGGGGCCCTTGTTGGGGCCCTTGGGTTTTTCCTATTCAGGCAGCAGGGGAAAGCCCTCAGCACGGCCACAGCGAGGGCTGACGCATTGGCTGAGGCACTGAGGGTGAGACGGAGGGCAGAGCAGGAGCACGCAGCCGTCACGGAGGTGATAGACGATGTTGAAGCCCGCAATGCAGACCTTGATCTTGATGGTCTCGCTAATGCTGTCGAGTCAGTCTTTGGCGACATGCAGAACAACGCCGATTAGGGCGGGCACCCCTGCACCCTGCGATGGCATGCTGACAAGCCCTCACATTTTGCGGCAAGCACTGCATTGCAAGACCGTCGAGCTGCCGACCTGTCAGGCTGACCTCAAGCGAGCTGTGGCGACAGCTGGAGTAGAAGTGGACACTGCTTTATTAGCGCGCGCGCACAGGCCTGCGGTAATAAACGCACGCGCGTGGGTGGTGGCCGTCAGCTTCCTAACGGTAGGGGTGATCGTAGGTTGGGCCATGTCCTCTCATGTCTCTTTACCCTAAAAAATTCGCAGCGTATTTTCATTTCGATTACTACCTTTTCCCCACATAACCACCAACCGTTAATTCTATTACGTTTCTTTCTCTCTTCGTAGCTGAGATGTTCTTCATGCGGGACACATCACGGAGAGACAATGTTAGACCTTGAGCTAGTTGCATTAGCTAACGCTATGCAGGGCAACGGCACCGATAGAATTGTCGCTTTGCCAAAGGCATGCTGGTCAGACCCACGCACCCAGGTGCTGGCTAGAGCCATTAAGCAAGCCCACAATAAAGGACGTGCAGATGAAGTCGCGGTTGCTCAAGCATTAGGCGAAGGCACTGATGACTATAAGCTAATCGGTGGTCTTCCCAAGCTGCTTTCACTTACAAGCCATTACGGTGGAGGCCGTACAGCTTTTGATGAGTTGCATGAGGCTGCTGAGTTAAGGCAGACAAACGCTGCCATCGAGGCTGCTATGACTGCATCCTCTCAGGCGCTCAGTCCTACCGATGCCAAGGATGCTGCGATTGCTGCATTGCTGTCCATCGAGACTGGAGGGAAGTCAGAGTCTACGCCCACGAGTCTTAAGGACTCGCTGGCTACAGTCATGGAACAAAGCCACCAAGCATATTTAGATCCCACCTCCGAGCATGGGGTGACCACCGGCTTTGAAAACCTTGATTGGATTCTAGGCCAGTGGCAACCCGGGGCTGTATATATATTAGGGGCCGGTACAGGACGCGGTAAATCTGTCATGGCACTCAACTTCGCTATGGCCGCCGCAAAGTCAAATCATGGCGTATTATATATATCGCTAGAAATGGGCCACGCAGACCTCACCAGAAGACTCGTCGCCGCTGAAGCCAGAGTGCCACCCGATGCCATACGCTCAGGTAGGCTCAATCATGACCAAATCGACGCCATGAGACACGCATCAACAGCACTAGAGCTTATCGGCAACAACCTTATGATTATGGATAACGTACACGTCGATGCAGAAAGACTCTCGGCTATCGTCAAAACTGCACAAGCTGCTCGAAGCATCGACCTCGTTATCGTCGATTACCTTCAATTGCTGAAGTGTGAGTCCACATACAGCCGCGAAAGAGAGGTGGCATCCATCAGCGCAGGGCTCCTGGCCGTATCAAGGCAATGCGAAGTGCCCGTCATCGCACTCAGTCAGCTAAACGACCAAGGGCTCGTCAGAGAATCACGCTCCGTCGAACATGACGCATCAGCCGTCTTACGCATAGACTATGAAGATGACGCCTGGATACCAGGGTCGTCAGGAGTTGACTGCCATCTGCGCGTGCTTAAAAACAGACACGGCAGAACTGGAAGCATATCACTAACATTTGAGCGTAGACACCAACGGTTCGTTGAGAGGATATACGAATGAGCACCCAAAACCCAACAGTCCTATCCCTTGGTGGGGGCGTTAACTCCACCGCACTGCTTATCGGCCTCGTGCAAAAATGCACGCCCCCAGACCTCATCCTCTTCGCAGACACCGGGGCGGAGCATGAGCGCACGTATGTTCACCTCGACGAAATGGATGCATGGCTCGCAAAGCAGGGCATGGACCCAATCGTTAGAGTAAATAATGCTGCTAGAGAGGGCTTCCCACACAAGTCACTCGAAGACGAATGCATCAACAACAAAACACTCCCATCCCTAGCGTTTGGCTTTAAGGGCTGCTCCGTTAAGTGGAAGCGCCAACCCATGGATCGATACGTCAAAACCTGGGAGCCCGCCATTAAACACTGGGAGGCTGGTGGACGAGTTACCAGACTTATCGGCATTGATGCTGGCGAAAGACATCGAGGACAGATTCCTGATGACAACAAGTTTGTCTACAAGTTCCCGCTGATTGACTGGTATTGGGGGCGCGACGAATGTATCGCAGCTATCGAAGGTGCTGGCCTGGAGCCCCCGGGCAAGTCGGCCTGCTGGTTTTGTCCCGCATCAAGGAAGTGGGAAATCATTGAACTGGCAAACAAGAGACCTGACTTATTTGAGAGAGCCGTAAAGATGGAGCACAATGCAAAGTCAGCCCTCTCAACCGTGCGAGGGTTGGCAAGAAACCTGTCGTGGGAAGAGATTGTGGATGCAGACAGGCGACAGGTTAAAATGCCATTCTTTATGGCACCATCAGAGCCATGCATGTGCTTCGATGGTGAGGAATAGCAGGAGGCAGACATGACACCAGAAGAATACAATCTCAAAGAAATCGATAAGGGCAACTTCACCCAAATCATGATTGCTCGACTTGTCGAGTTCTGGCAAGGATGCAAAAACCTGGAACCAGACGGCAAGTGTGGACCAAACACACAGCAAAGCATCATCGACTCCATCTTTGAGGGCGACGATATCGAAATCGGACCACTCGCAGCAGCAGCCCTCGAAGTTGCACGCCGCGAAATCGGGTACGGTGAAGAGGGTGGAAACAACTCGGGTATGCATGTCGCCAAGTATCATCGTATCGCTGACGATGGAAATGATGACGACGATGGCGCATGGTGCGCCGCGTTCGTTTCATACTGCTTTGAAGAAGGTGCAAAGCAAATCGGTATCGAAATGCCATTCAAAAGAAGCGGTGGGGCCAAGAGACTCTTCAGCAATGTCACCATTACAGGAGAAAAGGTGAGAGACCCAAGACCCGGTGATGTCGTCCTCTGGGATAGAGGTGCCCCTGGCTCATGGCAAGGACACATCGGCATTGTCGAATCAGTGTCCGATGGCATACTCCATACAATCGAAGGCAACGTCGGAGCATACCCGGCAAAAGTAAAACGACTCAGCTACGACCTGCATGACCTACTACTCGGTGAAGGCAGCCGATGGGAAGGCTTTGCACGATGCGCCGAAACTGGCTCATGGGTCGAAGTACACGCATACATAGGAGAGTAATGTGAGCGACGAACAAATCAAAAATGATGACTTCATCACGGCAATCGAAGAAGGTGAGTCAACCCAGCCACCTGGAGGAATGATATGGGGCAGCTTCTATGAAACAGTTGCATCCATCAAAGACTCACTCAAAGTCACCCATGACGTTGCTAATGGCACGGAGACTGCCCTCACGTTCAACCAGAGCGTCAAGGCCCTCCTTCTTATTACCAGAGAAGAACTCACAACTACGGCAAAGCTGGCGGGCACTGATTCTTATATCGAGAGTACCCCAAGTCTCCATGCTGCCGTCTCACTGGTAAGGGGCGCACTACACGTCCTCGAATCAAAGCCTGATGACACCGATGCCGTTAGACTGATTGTAGAATTTTTAACTGCTGCTTCTCAAGTTATGGGGATGGATGATGAAGGCGACGCCTGCGATGTTCACAAAGCAATGTGCGGGCGGATTGTCCGTGACTGGGATGTCGCTACCGAAAAGGAAACGCAGCACTAAGTCATTCAAAGATAGCAGGCTATACAAGCGCATCAGTAGCTACCCAGCTAGAGATGGCGCAAAGCCATGCCACTTTTGTGACTCAGAGCTGTACCAGTACGACAAACGCACAGACTTCTGCTGGGCTCCAGAATGTATGACCAAGCTGGTCCTGGGCCTACGAAAGCAAAAGCCCAAGCTCGAAAGTGTGCTGCTGCAAATTGCAGAGCTTATGCGATGCGACATCAAAGATGCAGCATACGAAGTGGCAATCACAACCCTGCTCTCAAAGACCAGGGAGATGAAGAAGCGCGACCACGTTGGCGCATTCTTCTCACCGCAGATTGTCTACTACCGGGCACTAAACGTGCTGGCCAAGCTGGAGTGTCAGTACAAAAAGGATGGCAGAACTGTCAGCCTTGCGTACAACATGATTGAAGAAATCATCGACGAAGAAGCACCCTTCGCCACAGCAACCACAAGCCCACTACTGCGGCTTAAGGTAGTCAGACTCATCGAAGCCATCGATGAACAGGTGGGCAGGCCATACGTCTATCTGCTCCTAGGGTTGATAACCCCGGTTGACTTCCGTAAGCTTACAAGGTGTAGCCGTGCAGTTTTTGTTGAAGATATGAACCGAATAAGGGCAATCGCGTCAGAGCACTTTACTGTCGCGTATTACCGATGATGAAGGACCACCATGAGTAGCAGGGACGCCAAAACACTCTCCCAGGTCATCGCACAGTTGCCCACCGTCGATGTTGATGATATTGGAATCAAAGAACTGGTGCTGCGACTCATTGTTGAGACGCCCGACGACGCCCCCGATGGAAACAACGCCTCAAGAGCAAAAGTCAAACTCGACGCTCTCAGGCTGTTGGCTGACATCAACAAAAATAACTCGTCGAAAGAAACGCACCAAGACCTACTCTCTATCCTGGCAGGTGACGAATGAGCGGCGCAAACGAAGAACTTATCAACCATCGTCTCGGCGTTCTTGAAAGAGACGTTAAAGATTTAACGGCCAACATCTACGACCTGACCGCCAGCGTCAAACTGCTGGCCGCCGGGATGGCTCACGTTAAGTGGGCAGGCATGGCTGCGGCTGCAAGCGTAATCGCTCATGTGGCAAACACCCTCCTTACCGTAAGCTAGGGTGCAGTACTCAAAGTCAGACCTTGAGCAGATACGTAAATGTAAAGAAGACTTTCTTTACTTCTGCAAGTTCGTCAAGATTATCGATAAGGGCGGAAAGCTCGTCAGGTTTGACTTAAACGCTTCTCAGCAAATGCTGCATGAGGGCCTGCAAACAAACCAATGGCAGATGGTGCTGAAAGCTCGTCAGACAGGAACATCGACATTTGTTGCGGCTTATTACCTCCATAAAGCACTTTTTCACCGTAATCACCGCGTTGCGATTGCTGCCCACACTCTTGAAGCTGTTAGGCAGATTTTCGGAATCTATCAAACGATTTATGACAATCTTCCGCCGCAGCTAAAGCTGCCGTGCAGCAACGAGAACGCCAACGAGCTTAGGTTCAAGCATGGCTCTCGTATCAAAGTGGGTACGCCAAACAGCTTCCGTGGTTCTACCTATCAGAGCATCCACGCATCTGAGGCTGCGTTCTGGAAGAGCCCAGACGAAGATATCGCTGCGCTTTTGCAGACTGCCGGTGAAAACCCAACCATCATCTTCGAGAGCACACCCAACGGGCTAAACCACTACCACAACCTGTGGACTACCGAGTCTGGATACAACAAGACGTTCATCTCATGGATGATCGAACCTAGCTACAGCCGGAAGAAAAAGGTCACGCCAGCACCGTCTGAGTCAGAGCAAGAGTTCCTCAAGAGCCTGCCAAACCTGACAAAGAGTCAGCGGAATTGGGCGATCCAAACACTCCGCACCAAATGTGCAAACTCAACAGCTACGTTCAGGCAAGAATACGCAAGTGATCCAATCTCATGCTTCATTAGCAGCGGTGAGCGCGTATTTGACCTCGTCTTCCCAGATGCCAAAGTCGGAGTCGGGCTCATCGAGTACGAAACACCCAACCCCCTCCAGGCATACATCATGGGCGTCGATGCCGCCGAAGGTGGGCCAAGCGGCGACTACTCAGCATTCACAGTGCTAACCCGCTCCAAACCACCACGGATTGTGGCGACATACTACAACAAAGAACCCGTGCAAGACTTTGCGTGCCAAGTCCTGGCAACCGCAACCAAGTACAACGCCATGGTCAACGTCGAGGCCGCGTCCACCGGATATGCAGTCATCGAACACCTCAAGAGAGGTGAGCACCCGCATCTGTACCGACGCATGATTAAGGATAAGACCTCGGCAGAGCTAACCGAGAAACTGGGGTTCAATACCAACACAAAGACGAGAGCTTTGCTCATGGCCAAGCTCCACGAGCTTCTCATGGGCCAAAAGATGAAGGTAATCGATGAGCGTTTACAGCATGAGTTGAATACTTTTGTATATGTAAACGGAAAGCCGAGACATGACACCGGCTGTCACGATGACCTCATATTCTCCCTGGCCTTGGCGTATGTGGCCTATGAGCAGTCTGATTATATCTACCAGACAACGAAGCTCAAAAAGCCCACGTCAATTCAAGAGGTACTCAAGTGGGAAGCTGTACACGGTAAGAAGTATAATCCGAATAAACGTGATGACTATACTTTCGAGAGTGTGTTCAGTATGATGAATTGATTTATGACTTTCTTTGGGCGGTCTAAAGCCCATCGTAGGGGACGCAATGAGCAACCTGTTAGATGAAGGCGCACTTGACGATCTCGCCAGTCGTTTGTCTGATGCTGCGGAGGCAGAGCCAGAAGCTGAGGTGGAAGCCCAGCCTGAAGCAGTTGAGGAAGTTGAGGAAGAGTCACCGTTAGAAGAAGATGTATCAGAAGAGGTAGAGGCCGCTTCTGAAGAGGGTTCATCACCTGTTGACGCCGAGGCGTCTGAAGACGGAGACGAAGATGACAAGGGAGACGATGCTGATGGTCACGCTGTGCCTTATAAAAGGTTCCAGAAGGTCATCCAGGCCCGAAACTCGTTTAGAGAAGAAGGTGAGTCGCTTAGGCAACAGATTGAAGAGCTTAAAGCTCAGGTCAATCAGCCGAAGCAAGCAAGAGCCCCCAAAGAGCCAGTAGAAGAAAAAGACTGGCTAGACGAGGCGTTGGAAGAGTCCCAAGTACCTGATCAGTATGAGGAACTTAACGAACGACTTACACGGTTTGAGGTGTCGCAACAAAAAGCGTTGTTAGAACAAGAACTTAACGGCGTTCTGGAGCAACACCCCAACGTACCACGCGAGCTACTGATTCAAGCTGTGGTGCAAAACCCAAACGAGAATCTCAACACTGTGGCTGAAAGATACAGCAGCTACATTGCAGAGGTTCAAGAGAAGGCGATTGCAGAGCATATGAAAACAGTAGAAGTCGCACCGAAGAAAAAAGTAGGGCCTCCGCGCCCAAAGAAAACTGGTGCAGCCAAAACTGAGGAAGCGCCAAAACCCCTCGACCGTGATAGCCGGTACAAAGCAGTACAAGAGGCTATCGCAAGAATGACTTAAAGGAGCCTCAAAACTCATGCCTCTCTCAACAACCGAAATCGGAAAACTTCTCAAAGAGTTCTTCCTGTCACCAGTACAGGAACAGCTAAATCGCGAGACCATCGCACTCGATATGTTTGAAAAAGCCCGCGTTAACTGGGCAGGCCGCGTTGCCATCATCCCCGTTCACACTGGCGCAACCGGTGGCGACGTTGATTTCAGTGATGCCGGAACCGTTCCAGCAGCCAGGAATCAAACTTTTGACAAGCTCAACGTCGAAGCTCGACGCCTTTTGGCCCGCTTCCAGGTTGACGGCATGGTCATGACTGCTGCTCGCAAGGGCAACACCGACCAAGTCATCAACTGGATGGAGGGCTCCATGGACCTTCTGGCAGAAGATGTGCGCGACAAGATGAATCAGGCAGTCTTCTCCGGTGGCGAAGTTGTCGGTTTTTGCACCTTCCGCACTGCCGATGAGGGTGGTGGCCCTGGTGCTGTTACTGCCGCATTCTTTGGCGATATTACGAAGCTTCAGGCTGAAGTTAACGGGGGCGGCGGTGGTAACCCAACTGCTGATCTCATCGACGTTGATACCGGGGCCGTTCTTGGTGGCGCTGTTACAAACATTGCGTTTGCTGCTGGCGATGTTGCCGCATGTCAGGTCGAGCTTACGCTTGGCGCTGGTATTGCAGTTGGTGATGCCGCAAAGGTTTGGGCTCTTGAGCTTACCAGCCGTAAGGCAGGAATTGAGTACAGCGAAGAGCCTGTCGGAATCTATGGCAACATTGCTTCGACTGCGCTGTTCGGTATTACGCGGGCCGGAACGCCCCTCAACGGCAACGGGTTCAAGCCAGAAAACGCAGCACAGCGAATGGCTCTATCCCTTGACCACATTCAGGAGGCCATCGACGGTGTTCTCAATGAGAGCGGCGAAGACATCGACGTTATCTTCATGAACCCATTGCAGCGACAGAGCTACACCGCACTGCTTACTGCAAACATTCAGACCATGAGCGACAAGGCTGGCCGTGGCGACGGTGGTTTCACCGGACTCAGCTATGGTGGAGTGGAGATTCGCTCCAGCCGAGCATGTGGTCGCGGTGGCATGATCCTTATGTCCATGAAGCACTGGAAGCTGTTGCAGCTTGACAAGGGCGGATTCGCAGACTTTGACGGTTCCGCACTGTCTCGTGTTGCGAACACCGACGCAGCCGAGGGTTACTACAGGCACTACTACAATACTGCCTGTACTCGACCCAACGCCCAGGCGGTTATCGCTGGCATCAACATCCGCTGATGAAGCGAGACCCTCGCCTTCATGGAGTGGCTTTGGTGCGCGCAGCGGGAGTTGAAGGTTTCAACAAACCCAAGCGCACGCCAAACCACCCTACTAAGTCACACGTTGTTGTGGCTAAGGATGGCGATACGGTTAAGACAATCAGGTTTGGCCAGCAGGGTGTAAAAACCAATCAAACTGCTGGTCAGCGTAAAGCCTTTAAGTCCAGGCATGCTAAGAATATTGCCAGGGGTAAGATGTCTGCGGCTTATTGGGCTGACCGTGTAAAGTGGAGCCCTAAGAACACTAAGGATAAAGACAACCAAAAGTGGGTCAAGGGTAGCTAGACACAACTGGAGAGAATATGTCCTGCGCTCCATATCTTTGTTTGATTGCGTTTATGATGCTTCCTGCATTTATAAATCAGTCACTCAAGCTGTGGGGCGTTTGGCATGACTACCAACAACAGAAGGCGAACATTGGTGTCACGCCAATCGAGTCTGTCGCTGACCTCCTAGAGATTGATTGAGGTAGCCTTATGAAGTATGGCCGCAAGACAACGTCTATTGCCAGGATGAAGGCTGCTAAAGAAATGTCTGACAAGGGGGGCAGCACCTTCGCTGATATACTTCCGCTTATCGGTATGGGTGGTGGTGCTATTGCTGGTGGTCTTCTGGGCGGCCCCGTTGGCGCACTACAGGGTGCATCGCTGGGTGGTTCAATTGGCGCTGGTTCGGGGGCCATGCTTTCAGGTGCCGGTGAAAAGGATGTCGCACGAATGGGCGCTGGCGCCCTCGGTCTTGCCAACCTCGCCACTGACAAGAAGTCTGCTGATATCATTAGAAAGCTGTTGGGTGGGCCTGCTGCTAATGGCGGCATTGAGGTGATTTACCGATGATGGAAATCAAAGACATTGCCAAGCTCATCGCTGATGCCAAGAAAGAGAACAAGCCCGTTGTTCGTACTTGGGATTTAATTTCTCGTTATGTAGCAGGCAAGCAGTCACTTAGCTTTGACCGCAAGATTAACCAGTTCATCAGACGACAGCGCACTGACAACCGGGTGGTCATCAACAGGCTTCTCGGCATTCAGCGAACAGTCATTGCCAAGCTTCAGATTATCTACCCGTCGGTAGGTGTATTGCCTGCATCCCCATCTAGTGAGGATATCTCCAGGGCCGAGTTGAGCGAAGAGGCGATCCAGTACAACTTTCATAACGACAACATGAAAGAGACGCTGAACGACCACATCCTCGACTTGGTTCAGTTTGGTACTGCTGGGCTGCACACCTATTACGATGCGGATATCGACCGGGTTACGACCAAGACAGTCTCGCCCTACGACCTGCTTGTTGAGGTTGGGGCTACCAGCATTGATGAGTCCAGGTTTGTGGCAATCAGGCACTTCATTCAGAAAGAGGTGTTGAAGAAGGCGTACCCTGAGCAAAAGGAAAAGATCGAAGACTACACGCCACCAGTTGTCGATGACGACAAGCCTACGGAGAAGTCCCTGGCTGACAGGTGTGAGGTCTTTGAGGTGTACTGCGACGATGGCAGGCATCTCATCATGTTTGAGGGCAAGTGTTTGTTTAAGGGTGAATGGGACGGTGTTCACCCTGTGTGCGTTAGCCGGTACTCAAAGCTTCCACGCGAGTTCTGGGGCATTGGCCTCATCGAGCCCTGCTTGGAGTTGCAGAACCTTTACAATCAGGCGAGAACCCAGGTTCTCAAGAACGTAGAGTTAATGTCGAACCCGAAGTGGCTCATCCCCAAAACCTCCGGGGTGAGTGCAGACAGCATCAGGGGGAAGGCCGGGGAGAAAATCTACTACAACCCCGCTGGTGGCACACCGCAGCAGTTAGCGGCTGCACCGTTACCATCTTACGTGTTCGACAACATTCAACGTCTACAAGCTGAGATTCAGGATGTCGCTGGCATCCACAATATCTCGATGGGCAAGCGTACTGTAGGCGTTACGTCTGGTAAGGCAATAGAAGCACTGGCGTCTCAGGACATTAGCCAGCTTCAGCTCACCCAGGCGAGCATTGAGTACACGGCAGCGCACGCATTCTCGAAGGTGCTCCAGCTTATGAAGGCGCACTATACCGAGGGCAAGATGATTGCCATGTTCGACACATACGGTAAGGCGGTCTTCAGGGAGTTGAAGGCGTCTAACCTTGTCGATAATCCAGACGTGTTCATCAGCGCGTCTTCAATGTTCCAAGATACGAAGCAGACCAGGGACGCTCAGATACTTGAGCTATTCCAGCTTCAATTGATCGACCAGGAAACCGCAATGCGGGAGCTGTCCTTCAAGACGGGCACATCCTTCAGGCTCCAGAAAGCTGCCACGATGTCTCATGCTCGTGAGGCTCTTGCCGCAGTCATTGCTGGTTTCGAGATTGAGGTCATGGCTAATGACGACATTGATGCATTCAAGACCGTCTTCAGCGACTTCATTAAGAGTTCTGACTACTATGACCTTCCTGAAGAAACGCAGGATGTTATAGCCTCAATCCTGAATGCGTTGCTTGTCCCGCTTGATGATGCAGCGCTTCAGGGCCTTGAGGGCAAGCCGGTTGTCTACCCAAGACCACCGGCACCTATGCAGGCTCCTGCGCCCGGACCCCAGCGACAGACAAGGCTGGTGCCACCGAATGCAGGGTTTGACCCACAGGCTATCCTTGACGAGAACGCAGAAGCCCAGGGAGAGATGCCGTGAACACCACTGAGTTGTTGCGATACTTCGAGATGGTGATTGACGAGAGTGATAACACGTTCGTCAACGAGACGGACAAGTACCTATTCCTCAAGCTGGGTCATAACGAGTTCAGGACCATCGCTTATGAAGAGACGCCTCTCGATATGGTGTCTACCGTCAACTACACGTTGAGCAGCGCAAAGACGATTGACTTAACAGCGGTTGTTCCAGACGGTGGTGCTGCTGGAGATGTGTTACTGGGTGCAGCATCAACAAACCCCATGCTCAAGATCCATTCTGTGGCCATGATGTCTACAGATGACGTGTCGTATTATTACGACTTGGTAGTAGATAACCGCGAGATTACAGACTACCCGTACCCGATTCTGTCTACGCCTATCGCATGGTTGCGGGCCTCCACCCTCCGCTTTGCCACGGCGCAGACGGGCACTGTCAGGGTTAACTACCTCAAAGAAGCCAGTGTTGACTTCTCTGCGGCTTCTGGGTTTGTGGATGACTTTCCTCAGTTTCACCCTCTTATCGCCATGTTTGCTGCCAAGCACTACAGCGTGATTGATAACGGTGTGAACGAGCAGCTAGAGGCTAAGACGGCACAGTTCACCCAGGAGATGCGCTCATTCTTGCAGAGCACCAGGGTTCCACGAGGGGCGAGTTGGGTACAGGAGTAGTTCAGTGGCGACATCTAAGCAGCAACTGGACATCCTTAGCCCCACGATGTCGCTCGACCCGGCAAACGATGGCAGCTTTGTCCGCAACATGGAGAACAGGCAGGGCTCTTGGGCTGTAAGGCCGGGGTTTGGTCTTCTTTATAGAGGCGATTCGACGATGTCCATCAATGGGTCATCGTCTTCACCTCTAGGATATAAGAAGCACCTGGGAAGCTACGCTCTGAAGACAGCGTTCGGCCATACCCAGATAATTACAGTGTTATCAGCAAATTTGTTCACAGGTGAGAGTCGAGAGGTTGGTACATACGCGACAGTCTACTCTGTCTCGGTCTTTGATGTTAACGATAATGTGCGCGTTGAGCACGTTCTCCACAAGGTTACCGGGGACGGTGGTCGCTCGTTCCATGAGACGAGAGTTCTGAAGGCTTGCTACGAGACGGCGGCTGATAAGGCGGCGGCGAATTGGACGATGTCTGGCGCCCAGCCTGTAGCCTTCCAGGAGTTGGCCGGGAACCTATACTTTTCTAACGATGACATTGGAGTCTACGTCTACAGGCCCTCTCTGGTTGTTGAGCGTAACGCTCAACTTCAGGGTGCGGATGACTACGACTGGTCTCCAGCGAGGGGTGAGGTAAGCTCTGTTACCCCAGTGGTTTTCTCTGATGGGTTAAACACTGAGGCCTTTAATTATGTCACAAACAGCGACCTGGCCGGCGTTTCTGCCATGTGCGAGCACCAGGGTTCCCTGGTTTACGCCTCTGGCAACACCATCTTCTACTCTGATGCCTTTCTGCCCAACAATATCAAGGCTAGCAACTCTGACATCATACCCGTTCTGTCTAACATCACCGGGCTGGCATCAAACGGGCAGTTAATCTATGTCTTCTCCGACACCGAGACGTGGGTAATACAGCCAGCTCTTACTCAGACCGGCCTTCTGTCGGGCGGGATCTTGACAAAGCTCTCTTCAGAGGTTGGCTGCGTGGCGCCGTCGGCATTGATGACGGCAAAGGGTGTCCCCATCTGGGTTTCTAGTCGGGGTGTTCACGCCATCTCTGGCAACTTTGATTACGCAACCCTGTCAGACCCGATTCAGGAATACTGGAGAGCGGGCGTGTCAGACCCCTTCTCCCATTATGCGACACAGGCGGGGCTTACAGGGCTGGCGCTACAACAGCCAGAGAGTTTTAGCGCACCGCCGACGGCACCGCACGTTGGCTATAACGAGCATTTTGACGAGATATACTGCTCGTTTGACAGCAAGGTCTGGGTTTTCTCGAACGAGACTTGGCTGTTGTGGGACTTTGAGAACTATTTTTACAGTCCGACCCCGTCCAAGGTGGTAGCGACGACCCCCGTCAACCAGGCTCAGGCATTATCCCTGCTTGGTGAGACGTATGTGGTCTCACTGGATAACCCGACAGAGTATCCAGGGCAGGGTTTGGGGTCGGTGACCGCCCGCCCATACAGCATCTATGAGCTTGGGAGGGGTGGCGGCACAGACGGCAGCTTTCAGAACGAGAAAGACGTAATAGTTAGGAATATGATCTCCAATCTGCGTCTGGAGACCCAGGTTGCCCCAGAGTCGGCACCAGCCTTCTACTTTGAACTCACCGAAATCAACGCCTCTGGCGAGTATGTGTTCCTGCTGTCAGGGGTGCCTCCCGACCTATTAGCGCCGGCATCGCAGGCGCCAACCCGCTGGCAGTTTGAGCTTGGGTTCAATACGACATACTGGAAGCCGGTCATGTCTGGCGGAACGCATCTGAGTTATTCTGTGCCGCACGAGAGACAGGGCACGGCGGCGGGCATCTTCGCGGACAGGTGGGAGCATGGGGTGGGGTCGGATATCGCCGGCAACAGCATCATGATTATTTGGGCGGCTGCCGGGAGGCAAGAGTTAAACCTGCGGAACAAGAACCCGTTGATATACGTGAAATTCGAGCCAGTTGATGCAACAAAGCCCATCAACACGTTTGGCTGGGCGCACCCCGCCGGATACGTGGCGCAGATAGATGATGGCGTCCTCCCCACAGACATCGACGCCAGCGTGTATGTAAACGAACTCAGTTATACTACGGAGCCGGCAGTGTACGGCCTCGGCCAGCCTGTGAACTACCTCTACAAAGCCCCGACGACGCGCTCTGACAACAGCGACCAGCTTAGGACACGAGGGCTTTACACGAGGATAACATCACACGGAAAGGCCGTGACAGGGACAACACCCTACCCTTACGGCCTCTATAACGCCGCGTTCGGCTCAGATAATGGAATCTATAACAGCCAGGTGGTTGATGGCACAGACGGCCTTTCTACGGCCCCAGAGAAGATCTCCATACGCACAAGAATCCAGAACTCTGCGGGGACAATGGTCCAGAAAGTCTTCAGCATCGCCAAATACGGCGACCCCGCAGTTGCTGCGACGGGAGACCTCCTCATAGACAACGAGCAGGTCGACTCCATAGCAATGAGCACCAGCGCCAGGGGAGGCAGTATCGGTGTCACCCTCTTCGGCTTCATCAAAGACAAGGCCGAGTCTGTCAGGCTCCACGCGGCGAGGATGACGTACAAGGTCATCGGCGGCGCCCGAAGGAGGGGCAGGTAGCCATGTTCAGACTGCTTAGGCCCTCAAAACAGACCCTCACAGGCCTCCGAAATGAGGGGATTGTTGACGGATATCACCGATTAACGGTCCAGAAGGACTCCATTAGGCACAGCCTGAAGCGCAACGAGACCGTTCTGATAGATGGAGACTTTAAGGGTCACACGTCTGACTCTCCGCATACCGAGATTAAGGCAGTGCAGGGTGCTCAATTCAGTGGCCTGGTCAAGATTACGGACGGAGCCACGATTGAGGGGGTCACATTCAAGGGTGAAGACGCCCTCGTCGAGGTTACGGGCACAATGCCTGCGATGTTCAGGGGCTGCACCTTCATTCGAGACGCCGGCACGAACCTAACCACGGCCTTTGTTACCGTTGCCGCAGGCTCTAAAGCCACTTTTCTTGGGTGCAGGTTTCGGTCTGACGAGGATACTGGCGTAATGCAGGGTGCGTCGAATGCGGTGGTTAGCGATGCGGCCAACCTGGCCACCGATGTCACCATTGTGTCGGGCGTCAATGAGACTGGCTGGCCCCACTTAAACGTCACCCTGTTTGGGGAGGTGTGACCCATGGCGTCTAACCGCATCATTAGGGAGCAGTTTAGCGAGGGTACGACCGTTGACGGCAACAGGATTCAGGGCGCCCTCGATACAGTCGAGGGGCGCATCAACGCGATCCCCCGTGGCGACATATTGCCTCGATATGTAGAGCAGACAATTCACCTGGGATTCATGCCTGGGGGTATGGGTTCGTTCTTTCCGTACCCGTGGGGTCCCCTGTATAACTCTTCACCATGGGTTGTCGCTGGTGGCCTAGACAAGGTTGTCAACCCGGTCAGAATCAAGGGTTGCTACAACGGGAACATCGCCTCCCCCGCCACGGGTGACCAGCTCGCATGGTCTAGCGGTGTTCATCACGTCTCGCCATGCATAGTCAACGAGCTTCACTTCAACGCGGTAACAGACTCCGTGTTTATTAACGCCTTGACCGACAACGCCATGCATCTGCTGATTAGCGTCAACGCCGACGGAGAGGGCCAGGACAGGCACCTGAACAGCTTTGAGGCCGTAAAGCACCTGATTAGGGACGACTCATGGAGATTTAGGCGCACGGGCGGCGCACCCACGGCTGACATGCTTCCCGCTCACACGGAAGACCTGGCTGGCAACGTCGTCTCATTCCAGAATCTGGGGGTTGCGATACCTGCGGGCGCAAGGGTGCTATACCAGGTTGTGATACCGCAGAGCGTTGGCGGGTGGTCTGCACGGCCCTATCAAACGATCATCCCGGGCATGACCGTCCATTATCTTGAAGAGATTGTCTGATGAAGCACACCTTTAATAGGCTGGCACGGGGCGTAAAGCTACAGGTGGGGCACATTTACACTGCGGTCAGTTCCGCCTTGCTTAACCTTACAGAGAAAGCGGGAGGCCCCGACGGGGTGGTGGCTGACCAGATGGAAACACCAGACGCCCCATTTACCATTCACCTGTCCGTCCCAAACTTCGACGCCAACCGCTTGGCGACATCCATACCGTTCGTTCTCCCTGCGTACCAGGACGACCCCATATGGACAAACTACTACTCTGGCCAAGAGACCGCTGTCTTCAAGATTGAGGACGTTGGGTTCTATTTCGACTCCCATGACGAGCTTGCTGGGATAGGCGCATGGAACGACGCCGACGCGAGCAAGGCTTACTTTGGGGCACTGTCTGACTATAAGCTTGAGGTCTCAATTCTTGAGACTGAGCAAGAGAGTAAGGCGTCCCCGCCCGCAGACCAGACTAGGTATTCGACAGTTTGGTCGAATACGATACCGGCGGCAGCGTGGGAGGCCGGCCTAAACCCGCACACGTTCTCCGAGATTAGCTCAGAGCTTAGTCCGATGAGGACGTATATCTTGAGGGTGGTTGCCCCCGACATCGGGAACACACACACCCTTGCGCTGCCCAACCTTAACATCTGGATGAAACTGAGCACCAAATTGGTGCCCCGTGACGTTCATGACCCGTCGGGCGGCAAGTACGTTCAGAACATTCCATCTATTCACAATGGCGCCGTGCAGACGACGCCGATTACAGTTACGGCACCAATTCCAGGCGACACCATAACGGCAGACGACAACACGCCCGTATACGACGGAATCCAGACTGCCCTTGGGAAGGTCGACAAGATATTCAGGGATAAACTCAGGGGCGGTTACAACATTCACTCTGAGCTGCCCGCCGATGAGAATCTCACAGACGGGTCTGCTTATAAGGTCATAGCGGTCCCCATGTGGGGGAACCGGAGCGGTAACATCACGAAAGACAACGTATCATACCAGCCATATATTGGCACGGCCCCATATCAAACGATGATTGTGGACCGCAGGGTTATCCCCATATCCAACAACTTCACGGTCCACCACGTAATCGCGTGCGCCAACTACGAGAAGGCAATGCCGCCATCTTCCGGCACCTTTACTCATAACGTCGGCGTGGGCATAGGGTCCGGTCTCAGGTCTGACCTTCATGCCTATCAACAGGTGGCATATCTAAGCTGGAGCCCATACGGCGCAGCATCGCACGAGGTTGACGAGTGCAGTGTCGCGCTCACTGACACGCTGACAGACTTCTGGGAGGTTGTTAGTATCCCGCTGGTCTACATAACGGGCCAGACGAGCACCAACTACGGGCAGCAGGGCAGGCCATTCTTCATTGGGCAAGCCCGGACTGAGGCAAACCCCAGGGTGAATGTGGGCAGTTGGACGGGAGGGTCGGGCAGCACGCCGGCCACGGAGGGGCAAGAGAGCTTCATCGAAGTCCGATGGGGCATTAAGGACACGACTGGACTAGAACTCCTCGACACTGGCGAGATTATCGTCCCCCATTACGGCAATTGGGTTTACATTATAGGCAAGACCACCACGGTCACAAGCAATCAGGAGTAGGGTTATGGTTTGGTCGAAAGGGCAACAGCTAACCGGTTGGAGAGACGACGCCGCCGATGCGGCAAGGATTAGGCGGGAGTCATACGGTCAGAGCGAACGGGCGCGAGGGCGTGCAGCCCAGGCTCTTGCCGACCAGATAACCCTGGCTCAAGAGGGTGTAACCTTGGCCCAAGAGGCAAGCGATAAGAGCCTTGCCGAGATGAGGGCTCAGGCAGCAAGGGGTCTTGCCAGCCAGTTCCAGGCAGCAGGGCGAAGGGCTGCTGGCGGTGGCACACTCGCAGCACTTGGTCAGGTTGGGCGCGACACTGAGCGTGCAATCTCAGCCCAAAAGGCTCAAGATGACGCAAGAATCCAGGCTGCAAAGATGGCTGCGGCAGATGTCGAGGCTACCAAGACGATGGAACGCTCGGAGCTTCTTGACCGACAGAGGAACGCCCAGGAGCAGTTTGCTGCAATCCTCGCGGGGATGCCTGAAGAAGATCTTGTCGGCGCAAACCTGGACCGGGCCAACTACTTGAGGGCTGCTAGGCGACAGACCGAGGATCCTGCGCTTAAGGCTATGCTGACTGATCGCATTAATCAAGAGCTGAACGCGGGGGCGCTTAGCTCACCCTTCAGAGGGGTTGGCAACCTCTTTAAGAGTATATTCTAATGGCACGTATTCTCAGACGCAGAGTGGTTCAGATGCCAAAGGTTGCTTCAGGTAGGCGTAACCTTGCGTCTGAGATTAATCAGTGGCTTAAGCTGGGCCTTAACGCCCAGCAGATTATTGAGAAGATAATCCCTGATGACCCCTCAGTAACGCCCGAAATGATGGACCCAGTCTTTGACATGATGGCTCGCCGCCAAGGTGCAACCGCACCACTGGCAGAAAGAGTTGACCGAGCGAGACGACTTGCTGGTATACAGGAGAAGCAGCCGCTCCCGGAAGTGCCAAAACCTCCCTCTCAAGGTCTTGGCGCATCCCCCGCACCCTCGCCGGGGGCGGCTGTACCTCAGCAGTATCTTCGACCCCCACCCATGGACGCCAGTGTGACTGGTGTGCCCATGGCGAAGGTTGTTAGCCCAGAAGATATGGAGTCTACGCTGACCAGAGCGAACAGGGAATCACTCATAGCGCAAGCGGTTCAGAGTGGAGACACCCAAGAGCAGGCGGCTGAGTGGGCCGACTCCATGTTGCGGTCTGAGGCTGAGGCTCTAGCAACCAGGGATGCTGCGACCGAAGCCGAAAGAGCCCAAGCCAAATCCCAAGCCAAAGCCGAAGTCAGCCAGTCCATTCAAGAAGCCCAGATTGCCGAGAACGCCGAGCAGCTTAAGTCCAGCTTTCGGCAGATGTTTAACGCCATCAAAGAGGGCTCTGGCATGTACGACTTTGCTGGCAACGTGGAAAAGGCGATGCCTCTATTTTTTCGTGCAGCGCAGGCATCAAAGGCCAGCGGTGATGATGTGAAGCTGCTTCTGGCGTATATGCGAAAGGTTGCACAGGACGAAAGAATTTCAGCAGATGAGACGTCACGTAAGGCGCGTGACAAGCTGACCAGAGACCAGATGGCTGCGACAAAAACAAACCTTCAGACGAGAATTGATGCCCAAGTCGATATGGCGAAGACAAAGTATAACAACGCAATAAATAAGATAAGATTCGATCACAAGCAAAGGCGAACAACACAGGATTCACCCAGGTCAGCAGCAGTCAGCAACAAGGATGTGGTGAACCGCAGAACCCTTGGTAACATTAATAAGATAGAAGCCGAGGCAAAGGCGACTGCGCAGCGAATGGAGGGTCAAATTGAGGCCCAGCGCAAGAACCCTGCAATTGCCAAGTTGATATACAAGAAGGACGGCAAGTGGGAAATTGACCGCAGCACCTCAAGTAATGAAAGAGTACTTACAGAGGCCGGGGTTGATAAGATGTATGGCACGCTACTCGGTGCGCTAAATGTGCTTGAGAGCGTCAAGACACCAAAAGCCGACCTTGAAAAATGGCTGGATGGAGCAACTCCGAGCGCAAGCAAGCCCGCCAGGACGCGCACCCCTGAAGAAATGGAAGCCCTTGGAGCCAAGGCTGCTGGCGTTTTTCAATCTAAATAAGGCGGGGACGGTTATAACCAATGCCAACCGGATTAGAACTATTTGGGGACTTGCTCGATAAGGGGCTCTCTCCAGAAGAAGCCAAGATTGGCATAACTGAGTACCTGGGCTTCACCCCGACGATGGAGCAGTTGCGTCTATCCAGGGAAGAGTTAAATGCTATGCGACCCGGTGCGGGTGCTGCACAACAGCAGCCCGCAGAAGGCTCAGGGTTAACCATAACAGGTCTCCCACCAGTTGATACTTTTGACGAGACCGTCACTGGCCCACAGTTTACCAACTTCATTCCACAGCCCATTGCTCAACAGCCCGTGGCTCCACAGCCTACCGTTGAACCCGAAGCTAGGATGGGTGACGCCATAGTTGAGCAGGATGGAAGCCCAGGGCTCTTTCAGGGGACGTCTGAGTTTGTTGCATCCCTGGCTGGTCTTGCCGCAGGTGCTGGCAAGGGGGCTTTTGATTTTGGTTATGAGCTAGGTAGCCCCAAGTATGCAGTAGCTGGCCCCCATAGAAGGCTAGACCCCAAGGCAACCATGCCTCCTATTGATGTTGGTTTTGATGTGGAGGGCGCATCTACGTGGACATCCTTAGATGAGCCAGACGAGGATCCCGGCTATCTTGACCGTCTAAGGTCTGAGGGTAGTGCCATCTCACAAGCGTTCGAGCAGGCAAAGGAGGCAATAGAGAGAGATACCGACTTTAGGCTTGCTGAAAACATTGTGTCTAATGCTGGCGCAAACGCCTCCGACATAGGTGAGGGTCTTCTCGAATTAGGGCTAGACATTATTGACGTGGGCGACGATGAGCTAGACGACGAAAGCTGGACAGAGGGGGTAACACGCGCATTTACAGAGACGCTTGGTGTTGCCCCAGCCATGGCCGGTGGGATGGCTGCATTCTTCAAGCAGCTACAAGAGAGGCCGGTTGATACGATACGGACGCACCCCGCAGATGCCGTGATGACAATCGCCCCACTACTGCCCAAGATTTACCGTCTCGCAAAGAGGGGCAACTCCAAAGCTGTAGACTATCTTAAGAAGCTTGAGGATAAGGGTGTCATTATTAACGTGACAGACCCGACCTGGAGACCAAAGGGTAGCTCGCTCGACATGGACCTCTCGGCTATCAGAAGAGATCCCCCAATCAGGCAGAGCCCGACAAGAATAAGCCCCGATGATGCGGTAACACTTGACGCTACGCCTGCTGTACGTGGCGCACGGAGGGTGGTAGAGGCACCGGGCCGACTGCTTGAGACCCCTGTCAAAGTGCCGCTTCCGTCAAAGCCCAACTGGGGTAAACCCACAGGCGACGTTGACCTATCGTGGCCACCAAAACCCGGGATGGGGAGAAGCAGCAGCAAGCCTATACCAGAGGATATACCCAGGGCACCATTCGAGCCACAGGTGGGAACCCCGGTCACCCAGAGGGCTGACGGTAAGCTATCTGGGGGCCTGAGACCCTTAGACATTGGTGACCTTTTATACGCTGCGCTTGGCGGTGTTGTTGTCGGGAAGGCGTTCGATGAGGAAGAGGCTTTCGCTCTTCTGGCTCCAGCGTTTAGGATTGTAAAGGGTGCTGCACCCAACGCCACGATTGAGTTGTTTACGAGATACCTTCTTGATCAGGCCGCAAGGGGCAACACCAAAATATATACCACTGTCAGGGACGCAATCATGCGTCCAAACAGAGCAGAAGCTGAACTCTCTATTGTCGGCAAAGAGTTGACAGACCCAGAGGTGCTGGCGTCCATCGACCCCGACGCAACGCGAGCAAGGCTTCCCGTCGGAACAAAGCCCGGTGGCATTGCCCGTGTTGAAGAGGTGGGTGGCGGTCGAGTTAGGGGTGCCGAGAAGCTTCTATCGGAAAGGGTGCAGGCTGGCCTAGAGCAGCCGGTGGTCATCAAAGACCTGGGTCCGCGAGCAGAAGCCCTTATGGGTAAGATTGAGAACGTCTTACTGGAAGGGCTTGCAGAATCCAGGATGGGGCTGAGTGAAAGCCAGTCAAAGCTCTTTCGAGAGCAAAAGAATCTTGTCCCTGCTCACATGGCAATGATTCGAGAGCTAATGAGTGGCGACAGCATCGGCCTCTTGGCCGATGAGGGCGTAAAGAACCTAGTGCTGTCCAAGCTTATTAAAGAAGGGTGGAATCCCGTATCTGCCGGTGAATGGCTGGCTGAACTTGAGGCGTCTTGGCAGGCTGGCTCCAACACTGTTGCTGTAGTCCAGAGGAAAAGGCGTGCAAAAGGGTTTGAGCCAGAGGCTATCGAAGAGGTGCCCATCAGCAGGTACATCCAAGATGCAGTAGCCAAGTCTCCAACGGCGCAGAGGAATGTAGCCCTTAACACGCTAGGCATAATCCACAAGAGGGTCACCAACGACTACAGGACCAAGATTATTGCAGACACATCTACCCCCGTGTCTTCGATATATCAAAACTGGGCGTCCAAAGCTGAAAACATAGGCAAGTCATTCGAGGAATTTATAGAGCAAAACCCCTCTGGCTATCAGGACATGTGGGCCAAGATTTATGAGCTTGAAAAGGGGCTCATCGATGGCACTCCCGTACTCTTTTTGCCGTTTAAGGATGTGACGCGGAACAAGCTTAGGCGCACAATGACGTTTAGACCCGGCAATCTGGACCGGGCTGTAGACAAGGTTATTGAAAACCACCCAGGCTTATCCCCCGAGCTAGTCAAACAAGACATGATTAAGCTCAACCAAAGGATCAGAAACGATTTCATACAGAGGGACGACCTTGGTGGCTTTGTTGATAAAAAGGCGGTCAAAGTTTTCGACGCCATCGACAAGGCGACAGAGATGGCTACGGGGGGAGGGGCTTTTGCTAAACTCAACAGGTTTGGCAAGAAGGCTCTCACCGTATTCAGTGTGGCAACAGGAAGCTTTCAGGTGATTGCGAACGCCCTGGTCCAATCTATAGATCGCGGCACGCCGCTCTCCGCAACGCTTGCAGAGTTTCTCAAAGAGGGTGCAGATTTCCTTGCATACGAAAGAGGTAAGCGGGTCAGCCCTGCCGAGAACAGATTCTTTAACTCAGTAAAAAAGACTGGGGTTCTAGAAACTGACCAGCTAAAGGTTGAAACAAAACTAATCGAAGGCAAGGGGCTGGCTGGCAAGATAGCCAAACCGTTTGAAACCTTTTACAGGTATGGAGACGTTCTAGCCAAGCTCAGTGAAATTCGCGTTGTCTATAACCGGGTTCTATCTGACCTCAAGATGCTCAAGGATGGGGACACAGCCACACTCATGGTGGACAGCACCAAAGCTGTCCAACTCAAGAGGGTAGGTGATAAGTATTTCCGCGATGGGAAGCTGCTATCCCCTGACGAGCTGTCCGACATTGCTGCACAAGGCGCTGCAATGGCCGCTGAGAACAAGTTCTTTAACTACTTCGACACTGGGCTGCTGAGTACAACGCTCCGTGGCGCACCGCTGGTAGGCATCGGCTCCCTGTTTTATACATGGTTCAGCAAGGCCCTCTTCGGGAGGCGCGGCGGGCTGGCTGGCAACGTCATAATGGGTGAGTTCTCACCGATTGTGGACAGCAGCAGCACAGCACTCATGGCCAAGCAGCTTAAAGACTCGATGACTGCATCGTTAAGGCGTACAGCATTCCATCAGGTTGGCGATATTGAAGACCGTGCTCGAAGAGACGCATATAGAGAGATGGCGTCTTACTACGACATCCAGAGCCCCATCCTTGTGTCTGGCCCCGTCAACAACGAGGGTGTTGTAGGCATCAAGTCACTCCAGAACGTAGACCTTTTCGGGCCATTCAACATGGCCCTTCGCGCATTCGGCGGGGCTGTAGCTCTTGCCCGTGGAGACACCAAGGCTGAAAACCTTGCGGAGATTAAGGAGCGAATCAAGGAGTCCACCGGAGACTCGCTTGAGGATAAGCGCCGCATGTCTCTGGCCATAAGGCAGTTGACCGGCAAGGGCCTCAACTCAAGAGAGGCAGTTCAGTTTGTGGGTATGGCTGGTGGGCCGCTATTGGAGTTTGTTGTGGATGCAACATCAAACTTCAAGGACAAGTTTGGCAGGCCGATGACCCTAGAGAAGGCGGCCATGAAGTTTGGTGCAAGCATGGTGGGCAGCACCCTGTTCCATAGCGCCCAGGCTGCACGAGCCATCATCTCAGAGAAGGGCCTGTTCGATGACCTTCCAGAGCGTGTGAAACTTGACCCAGAGCTAAAGGAAACGGCTGCGCGATTCGGCATCCGGCAGATATTCCGGTTCGCGTACACCCCGACAAGGGTTGAGTCCAGAAAGAAAAGCAAGTTCCGCATCTCTAAGTCTGGCAGGGTGAGCACAGGCAAGCCACGCATTGTGTCCGGTAAGAAGGGCTCAATAGATTACCATGTAGAGGGCTTTGAACGTGAGCTTAAGGCTCAAACAGCGGGCAGGCTTAAGAAGGAAGCCAAAAGGTTTGAGCAGGCAGAGGTTACCAGAATGGTGACCGACCCAGCCACCGGCAAAGAGATTAACATCATCAACAAGCTGAAGGATGAGGCAGCATTCTGGGATGACATCATCGCTGATGAGGCTCAAAGGCTTAGAGATAGGCTGCTGAAACAGCTTGATGCAGACCGGGCTGAGATTGAGCACCGCAAGAATCAGGCAGGTGGTAAGTACCGCACCAACAGAGAGATAATGGAAAAGCGCATGTCAGAGCGCGGGCTGGAGCTTGACCCCGACTCCATTTTCTTAAGGGGCCGCATGAAGAGGGGTCTCAATCGTTCCAAAAAAGAAAGACGACCGGGCGACAATATAGTAGAATAATCCACAAATAGCCTCGAATAACCACAACACTATTAAGGAGTGGTAACCAATGGCCGCTGGAATAACAGCAAGAAGTTACGTAAACAACTGCGTCTTCACTGCTAAAACAAAGTACATCAAGATCCCTGCTAACCCAGGCTCTGACGCTGAAGACCTCATCGGCCAGATTACTTCTTTGGCTGGGTTCTTCCCGTCATCGGTTCTCCTGAGCAACAACTCAGCAGCCACCATCTACATCAGAGACGAGGCAGACAAGGGTGAGGCAGGCGAGGGTATCGCCATCTCTGAGCTTGGCAGTATGTTCATCCCCCTGGTTGGCGTTCCAACTGGAGGCATCTACATACAGAACGGTGCGGCAGTCTACGCCCTGTGTTTTGAGTAGGGGGCAACATGAGCAACCTGCTAAGTAACTTCACAAACAGTGGTCCGGTATCTGGTGGCTCCGGTAGTGGCACCGTCACCTCTGTCGGCCTCTCGTCCGACTCTGGCAGCGTCACACCCATCACAGCATCTGGCACCTTTGCCATCGTTGGTGCTGATGGCGTATCGACCAGCGCATCGGGCTCGACTCTTACAATTTCTGGTGGTGGCTCTCGTAGTATTGCAACGAAGACTGGCAACTACAGCGTCACCGCTTCGGATGGCTTCATTCTGATTGACCATTCCGGCAGCTCAGGAGACATCACCCTCACACTTCCAGCGCCAGCTTCGGGGTTGAGTGGTGAGTCCTGGCACTTCATCGACACAGGTTCAGCGGGCACCTATAAGACCATCATTGACGGCAATGGTGGCAATGTGAACGGATCGAGCACTTACAACCTGATTGGCGCAAGAGCGGCAGTCTCAATCGTGTCTGATGGCACTAACTATTACGTGTACTAGGAGGTACAACGGTGGCTTATTCAGTATCAAATGATAACGTGCTTTTGGGTAATGACCTCAAGGCTTCGGACGGAACGACGGCAATCACTTTGACCGACAGCACTGGTGCTGTTGCTCTAGCGGGTGCAGTCAGCGCGGGTGGTGACGTTACTCTTGCAAGCGGCAAAGACCTCGTCCTCCAGGGTGGCGGCTACATCAAGGCCGGTGCCAGCGGCACCCTCTTCAAGAACAGCAGTGACACTACCGTCCTGACCAGCTCAGGCGGGGACATCTCCGTCAGCGCAAACCTGGGTGTTACCGGAGACCTCACCGTCACCGGTAATGACATCAAGGATGGTAGCGCTGCAACCGCACTATCTTTCAGCTCTGGTGCTGTTACCACTGGTGGTAACTTCACCGTTGGCTCTTCGGGTACCACCACCTTCAACGGTGTGGCTTACACATGGCCAGCGTCAGACGCCTCATCTTCCGGCTACGTCCTCAAGAGCAACTCTTCGGGCACCCTTTCGTGGGGCGCAGACGACTCCGGCGGAATGACCGTCAGCCGACAGACCGGCACCAGTTTCACCGCTGCTGCTGACTACACTTACATTTGCGACATCAGCTCCAGCTGTACTGTTACCCTTCCATCGCCATCTGCTGGTGACCGCATCATCTTCAAGGCTGGTGGTTCCGTAAGTGGAAGCGTCAAGGTTTCCCTGAAGTCTGCCGCAGCTGCCGACAAGATTGATGGCGTCGACCACAGCTCAAGCGCACTCGATGCCCTTGTTACTGCTTACGCTGCCGTTGAGTTGGTAGCCTGTACCGACGGCAGTGCCGTTGCATGGTGGATCCTGTAAGATGGCATACCGTAACCCCAATCCCGTGACACACTTCGAGGTGTCCGGTCAGTCAAACGCAGAGCCCGCTTCCGACAATGGTGTGACCCTTGTTGCTGGGTCCGGCGTGACCCTGACAACGGGGTCGGGGTCGGTCACCATTGCAGCAAGTGGCGGCGGTGGCTCATCAGACACATTCTCCATTGACCATTTTGGTCGGTTTAAGTGGACGAATAACAACCTGATGGGTCACTCCACCTATACAGAAAACTCCCGATACTCACTAATTACAACAACCCTCAGTGGTAAGGTTACGTATTCAGACAGCACGCCAAACGCGCCAACCTTCACGGCATCAATTGTTAACTCGCTGCTCTACATCAGGAGCGGCATTGTTGCCGTTGATTGCACGCTCGATAGCTTCAGTGTTGATGGGTATATGACTGAGACCCTGGCCAGCGGCACCGACCCTGGCAATGCAAAGTGGTCAATGTGGAGTGCCCCGGCACCCACTGATGGTGTTGACTACGACACCCTTGTCACATGGACCCGTGTTGACTCACTCACATGGAGTGGCACCGGCACCGATGACACCTACTATAAGGGCTCTTCAACGGTAAGCTCAGGGAATGCATACAATGCTGGTGACTGGTGGGCCTTAACGGTTCAGCCGGGCGGGGATGATGTGTATCTGGGCTCATCAAATAACTCATTCTCAATGTCCTCTAAGTGGAGCGTGACATGATAACTGGACAGTCTTATGGCGCACCCACCGACCTGTCGGGGCTTCCGGCAATCAAGCTTAAGGACATCGATGCGGAGTGGGTTTTAATCATCATGGTGGTTGAGCCCACAATGCCATTCTCTGGCATGAGCAGGGAGACCAACGTCATTGCAGGCGACCTCAGAGTCTACGAAGCTAAGGTGCAGGCACAGGCCCCGACCGAGGCCGAGATGATGGAACTCCAGCACATCGTGTACGTTGCGAGTTAACAATCATGGAAACTATAACCTCAAGCCTGCTGGACTTCGGTGCGCTTGGGCTATTCGCCGGGTTCCTCATCTGGCAGCATACCAAGAACACCAAACGTCTCGACGAGACTGTTGAGTCCTTTCAGCAGACAGTCAGGGACCAAGAGACTGCACACAGTGCAGCCGAAGAGCTAATCCGCAATCGGTATGACAATGTCATAGCCCGTCATGAGGAAAAGCAAAGCGTTATCTATGCTGATGTGGTTAAGAAACTAGACGATCATGGACGCATCTTAGAAGATGTCCACGCTTCAATCCGGGGAATGCAGGCCCAGCGATTGCTGGACCCCACTGCTACCCATTTGGACTAACCGTCACAGGTGACAAGGCTGCCAACCAGCATTCCAAGCATGAAGCACCCGATTAGAAATAGGTGAGTCCTGCTCATCTAATCTATCCAGCTAAACCGGGCACGGCTGCGCTCCTTGTCGATGACCCATTCACCATATAAGGCAAGCAGACCAGCATCGGCTAGGCCGTCCTGGTCAACACGACATCTGCCTGGACGCAGCCCTAGACCGGGCAGCAACTCTTTAACCCTGCCAAGGGCTCTAAGTTTGCCGTACCCGTCTGCACCTTTCAGCATAATCTTTTGCCATGTTTGCGGTGATGGGCATTCGAGGTGAAACCTTAGGGCTCTGGCGATGCCGCACAGTTCCCCGTATCGATAGCCAAGGGTGAACATTGATGACAGGCCCTGCCGTGGCATAGCGTGTTGCTTCTCAATAACAATCATCCTGATGTCGCGCCTCTCTAGCCACGTTAGCACCTCTTCATGGTCGAGTGCGTTCTGTCTATATGGCATCATGAGGGAGGCGACAACCTCGCCCCCCTCGATGGCCACCATTGCACCCCGTCTGCCGGGGTCAATGCCGACAATAGCACCACTCAAAACGGCACCGGGTCTGAGCCCCACCCACCACTGCCGCTGCTCACATCCTTGTGCTTTGGTGTGTCGTCTTTGTAGTCGATAATGCGGACGGTGTCGGCGTTGATTGTTAGGTCGAGGCCGGGGTCACCATTCTTAGATCGATAGATCTTGGGCGGCATCAGCCTGCCCATGACCATCACCCGTCCACCCTTGCCAACTCTGCCTGAGATGGCGTCACCCTGCTTGCCCCAGACGGATACGCGGTACCACGTTGTCTGGTCGTTACCGTCTCGGTCTTTGCCACCGCTAACAGCCAAGCGCAACTCGGTCACGTTGGAGTTGCCTGCTTGCTTGCTCTCTGGGTCGGCACCAAGCCGACCGATGGTTGTGATGTTCTGCATTACGTATCCTTTCTGAATTTGCTCTGGTTGTTTGAGACATACACCTGAAGGCTAAAGATGTCCTTAGCCTCAAGGTCTGCCATTGATGTACTCTTGTTCATCTGTACAAAATCCTCGACCAGTCGAAGGTCTAGACCTGCATCGTCACATGTCTTCTTGAGGGCCTCCAGCGCCTCGGTTGGATCAGCCTGCTCGGTAACGCCGTCATGCTCATGACCCTGGTAGACGTTAAGCCCAAAGCCAAGGGTGCCCATCGCCTTAACGAAGGCACGCATCTTTGCCGTGTTGACATCCATGGCATTAGGGTTTTCGATTGCCTTGTTCCTGTAGTCGAGAACGGGCAATGGAAACTTAGCCGTAACCTCTTCACCACCATCCCTAATTGTAATGATAGCCTCAACAACGGCTGAACCATTTGGGTAAAGCAAATGGTCCAAACCATCCCACTCTCTCCAGCACACATCTGAATCAGGGAATGCTGCCTTGAGACACTCCATTGCATAGGACCACTGAACATAGTTAAGGCCCTGCTTCTTTGATACATAGCCACGTTCAAAGACTCTGATCTCACTAAACGTGGACCAGACCCTTTCACACAGCTTCTTTTTCTTCGCCGCCATCCCGCACCTCCTGTTTTTGGCGCTTCACTAAAAGCACCTCGTATTCATTGCCCTCTTCGATAAACCTCTCAACGATATCGGGCACCTCTTCACGCATCTTTGCTTGGTTCAAACGCCTTGCGCCTGGACGCCTGCTGATTGTCACCGACACACCTTGACCGAAAGCTCTTCGATGTCTTCCCATCACAAGCTTTAACTGGTTGTCGATGCCTCTCACCTCTGACTCTAGCTCTTTGATTGCCTCCTTGATTTCAATGCGCCGCTTGGCTAGCTGCGCAATGTTGTCACACACCTCGGTGTCCCCATCTCTCTCATCGACCGACAGGCGCAAGAACTCGGAGCACTCACGCGAATCATCGACGGCTGGCATCTGGTCAAGCACGACGTGCTGCTTGTACCACTCGGACAGGACGGGGATAACGTCCCTCTCATACTTGTCTGGATTAACGGACGGCTTGCAGACGTGCAGCTTTGCCAAGCCTGTCTTCACCATTTCCTGAGCAAGCGCGACACTTGAATCGAGGCCCTCGCTCGCGAGCTTCTCTCTCAACATGGTGAAGGCGTTCTCACTCGTGGCCAAACACACGAGCATGCTCTCAGGCATCATCGGGTGGGCCTGCTTACCCCATGCCCTCGTGATAGCATAGGCGCAATGCTCCATCTGTAGCTGATGGTCGTCTCGGTCCTCGAATGAGTAAGCTTTAAACTCATTGTTTACGCTCTTAATCTCCAGAACGCCGACAGCCACACCATCCTTGTTCAGGATTAGCCTGTCATAGGTGCAGTGTGTCCAGGGCAGAGCGTACCATCTGGTCGAACCCCACGGTTCAATCACTGAAAACCCACGGGCACGCAAGTCTTCAATGACAAGCATGGCGATGGTGTTCTCAAGCTCATGACCTCGTGCCAATTGGTCACCCGTCACAGCTTCCCCGCGTCCGAGTAGGTCGGCCCGCACCCTATGGGGTCCGCCATAGGGGTTACGGTTCAGGACCATGGACACGTTCGACGCCCCGAGGCTATAGATCTTGTCAACCGTGTCAGCAATCGGAACCCCGAAGTGTTCCTCAAGCCTTTGCCGGTCTGCCTCTGGTCTTACATATTGAGATGGGTCATACATCTTCGGGCCTCAACAGTTCATCATCAAGAGCAGGTAGCCCGCCAAGCAGGACAGCTCCAGTAGGCAAACCAAGGTACTCGGCAACCTCATGGATTCGCCTACCGCTTGAGCGTGACGTTGTGTCTCTGATTGTCCGCGCCACCTTCTTTGCACCCGCCTCATCAAGACCAAGCTTCCGCGCGCGCTCTTCTGCATTGCACTGGAGAAGCATAAGGCGCCATCGAATCCTGTCGGATACCTTGTCGCCAAACGATGGCCCATCAAGCTGCTTGACAATTGTGTCTCTCACACTCATTCCGCACCCTCTTTCGTTGTCCATTCGGCGCGCATATCAGCGCCGACCTTTACACCCAATTGATAGACATCACTCCCACGGAACCATGGGGCTCCCTGGGTGTGTCCGCATATACCGTGAGCGAATCCGCGTTGGAACGCTTCGCTTGCCATAACGAGGCCGTAACCCCGAACCCTTTTGATTGCGTCTGTTGCAATCTCTATTACTCTATCTATATGTGGCATCATCGCCCCCCTGTCTTGATGGTGATATCTCCAAAGGTGATGTGCCCCGCACGGTTAACCGTGCTGCACACAAAGTCAGGCATCGTGTGAACGTGTCCAAGGTGCAACCCATCGGGCACACCCGCGACGCTCGTCAAGGCCTCCATTGGGATACACGCAATGCATCCGGCATCGACACCATACTCGTTACCGTGTTGGTCTTGGTAACACCCATCGCCCCACTGCGTATTGGATGAAAAGATCAGAATGTCCACGTCCTTGTTTGAATATGTGAACAGACCGCCCCGGCCTGGGTGCTCCCTTGTTCCACCCTGTAGGTAGTTCGTCTGGAGAAGCACGTCGTGCCAGTCAAAGCCATTGGACTCGGTGAGGATATAGCAAGGGTCGCCAATCCAATACTCACCCGCAGGCAACTCGGGCTCGTGGTCTCGCGGTTCCTCGCCACACTCCCGGCAAATGGTGATGTCCTCTCTGACTGTCCACTCGCAGTCTCCACACCCGCACCAATGGTCTGACAGACAATCCCTGTCACACGTTGTCGATTTACAGAATTCGCACTGTTTAAGCAGTTGCGCCCATGATGTTTTAGCGTTCATGTTATCCCCGCACAGGTTTAACTTGGTTAATGTTATAACGGTTTGTCCGTAATGTCTAGACCAACGAGCAGCTTGACTGCCTTCGCGGCCTGTTCCTTTGCCTTCTTCAGTTCCTCTTCTGCGTTAATCATTCGGGCGAGAGCTTCGTCTCTCTCGTCTCTCGCCTGCTCCAGCAGGTTCCACAAGTGATCGTTGAGTCCGTTGTTCATAGAAAACTCCTTTCCAGGTACAAGTCGTGTGCCTTTTGCGCAATGTTTCGATTGATATCAAATGCCGAGCCACTAACCGCAAAAGCTTCGCGCAGCCACATGGCCCAATCTTCATCACTGATGTCTCGCGTTGCACCGTCAAACCAATCCTGAAACACGTACTCAATTTTGCCGTTCCTCTTAAACCTGATCTCATCAGATGGACCGCCCCACGAAAGCTGATATCGAAAGTATGCGCCAGACCAGTCGTCCTTCTCGATATCGTCCTCATGTGGCTCAACATACTCAAATGACAATCCATAGTGATTCATCGGGGGCAACTCGTCCGACCCCTCTTCCTCTATCTCGACGTTGTTCATGTACACGGTGAAGTCGTCAGCCCTTGAGTTCAGCGCACCGTCTACCCTCTGCTCACAATCACTCATCTCACACCCCTTCATCTCCGCCAAATTTTCGATTCCAGGACAGGCCCCCGAGAAAATGGCCCATGGTTAAAATACAGATAAGGCTGTCAACAAGCGTGAAAAGCTCATCAATTACCCACTCGCGGCGTTGCCACTTCGTTGACCATTTCGTGGTTCTTCGGATGGCTGGCTCTTGAAATTCGTTAACGTTCATGATGCACCCCCTTTTGCTTTCTTCTTTTTTCGCTTCGGTTCCCGTGCGCCCTCGATGGAACCCAGGCAATCCTTCACCGTTTTGAATGTCGCGATTGGGCTCTTGATTTTGTCCCACCAGGGCGAGTCGATGCCGTGGCAGATTAAGGTCTTGGTTAATTTCACTTGTGGCTGAGGGTTCGCCAGAGCGGAACCCGTTAGTAGAATCATCAGAATGAGTGCGGTTTTCATTGTTCGTTTCCCTCGTAGTCTTCATCGGGTCCAATGAACCAGATGAGCAGAGCAAGTTGCGTATCTTCAGAAAGGCAAGGCGCACGGTCTACGCCGTCCGCCGCGAGTGCCTCTGAGACCTCCATGGTGTCGATGGTGATGGTGACCGTGCCGTCATCGTCTTCGCTCCAGGTATTTCCGAGAACCACAGCGATTGCGTACCGGTCACCAATCCACTCGAACCAACCCTTCTCACCCTCGGTTAGCTGGTATAGGAATCGACATTGCTCGGTGATTGTCTCGAAGCCTGAAATGCAGTCGAAGGCTTCGAGGTCTGCGCTTGTGTACGTGTTGAGATTCATTGGTCGTTCCCTTTCAGCTCTGTAGGTCAATTTGAGTTGTGAACGTCCAGTGACTCATTCCACAAGCGCCAAGCTGACCCTTTTTGTGGCCTTCAATCCACTCGAATTCAGCCCAGTTTTCGCCGTGCTTCTCGTAGGTTTTTCCGGTTAGCCTAACCTTGTCGCCCGCGAAATAGATTACTGTGTTTTTCATTGTTCCCCCCTGTTTGTGGTTCCCGGCCTCCGCTCTCAATGCAGGCCCTGGTTGTTTCGTATGCCGTGAAATGCTTCACGCGCTTGTAGTATCTGCTCGTCTGGTCGTGGCATATGCCCGACTTCGACTTCTTCACCTTTGGCGGTTCCGCCATAGCGGAAGCGCTGATCAGAAGTAGAATCGTCTGGATAAAAACCTTCATATCTTACCCATCGTGCCGATGAGGTGATTGCCCTCCCGAAGGCTTGCAGCAATTCCCTCGACCTCCCAGATCCTGTGATACAAACGATCAACGCGGCGTTCGTTGTCCGAGCCATACTCACCCAAAGCGTGCCCGTTGCGGTCCGTGTGTTTATCGAGCTGGGCTCGCAGGTATGTCAGTGTCTCATCGATAACTGGTATCGGTGCGTTCCCTACGTGAAGCGTAATTCCAGCGGTATCAATAATGGCGCTGGTGTCGATTTTAATCTTCATGTCTCAATAGTCCTTTATGATTCGGGGTCGTACCCCATGTTCAAGTTCAACCGCGTCAGCCATAGCTTCAGCGAATCCCAATACCTCGCTCTCACTTCTCAACTCTCCGGGTGACCACCACTCGACTTCGGGCCATACCTCGCTAGACTTTGGGCCCCACGCGGTGAAGCGATACTCGATCACCTCACCCGTGGTATCGTTCGTGAGCCCCGACCATGAGATCACCTCATGATCGAGCACCCACGTTGCAACCAGATCAACCATAGATAACCTCTCCATCAATCCCACGGTAATCGAAACACACATCAGCAGGGATGCCCGGCGCTGCTTCCATTGACTCGGCTATAAGAAAGACCGGGTGCACCACCCCGACAGCCTTCTCAATTTCAAGGCGTGTCTTGTCAACGCGGCGAATGGCAAGATCGGGGTGCGCCCTCTTGAACGCCCGCACCAATTCTTCGCGCATAAGGTGAAGGTGTTCCCTGCCAAGGTTTCCAATGATTAAAGCTTCATCGACAAATCTGATTTTAACGGTTTTCATGATCTCTCCTCCCATGGGATGAACACGAACGCACCCCGTGAATCGAAGCGCACACAGTTAAGTCGGGCACCGCTGTCGAGCACGCTTGAAGCATCAAATGTGCCGACGTGAAACTTGTCTGAAACCTTCGGGTTGAACCGGAGATTCACCCACCGACCCGCACCCTCTGGAGGAATTTTTGACGCCGTACCATGCATCCAAGCGCAGACAGTGCGCTTCCCCATGCGCTGACCTTTCGCGTATTGCGAAGGGCTGAATCCGGGGCGCGCGCCGTAGAGGTACAGGACCTCTGCGACCTGCTGCTTGCCCGGAGCGGTGCCGCCCGTGTCGTCGCGGCGAATCTTGCCGCCCTCTGCAGCCTTGCCCGGCGACGCCTTCACGTCACCGTTCGGCTTAAGCCCACAGGGTGCGACGGTCCAGACATGCTCGCCGCTCTCAATGCGGATGCGCTTGCCGTTCCTCGTGGCGTTGAGGTCTCGAAGGACGGTTACTGGTTGGCCCAATCGCCTGTCCTCGTACTTGTTGAATCCGGCTGCCATGTCTCTCTCCGTCGCTTGTTGTACCCCTACCGTAAACTATCCCGGCAGACACGTCAAACCGTTTTTGTGGGTATGACGAAATGACTGAGTTTCATGAACCCCTACGTGGTTCTTGTTGTCTACTATCGAGGACCAAGCAAAAGCAGGGATGGACAAGGGTCGGCGGCCCACCAAAGGGCAAGCCGAGCCGGGGTTGGAGAGGGGAGTTCGAGCCCTACGGGGAAAGGGGG